CTACATTAAGGTGAACCTCTTATGCCGACCAATTACCAATACCGATATGTTACACTGATAAAAGAAAGCGCCTACGGCACAGCAGGCTCACTTGTTCTAACTGGTGAAGTGGATGATGAATCTGTCGCTCACCAATTTGATTTAATGACTCGCGGCGATATGTCCTACTTGGGCGCTAAAAAATCCGTCGTTGGTAAAACACACAGTGAAGGTGGTATCAACTTAGTCTGTCAACCGGATGATTTTAGTGCTATGCTCTTGAGAGGCGTATACAATTCATATCAATTAAACAGTGGCACAAGTCACTATATGCACGAAACTATGGGTATAGCAACAGGTCTTCCTTCATTCACACTAAAAATTGGTCGTGAGGACGCTGAACACACATACGCAGGTATGTGTTTAACAAGAGTTTCAATGGCGGCAAATGTAGGCGAGTATGTCACAATGTCCGCTGATTTCACAGGTCGTGGGGAAACTCCAGTAGTGGGCGTATTAAGCACTGCCCCAACATTTAGCGGTGGTGAAGACGATGGTTTCCACTTCGTAGGTGCTGAGGTATTCTTTGATGATGGAACAACCAGTAAACCTGCTTCGGCTGGTGCTGATGTTAAGTCATTCTCACTTGAGTGGAATACAAATCTAAACACTGATACTTCATACGCACTAGGTTCCCGCACTTGCGCTAAACAACCAGCGCCACAGATGCGTGAAATCACAGGTTCGCTTGAGTTCTCTCGCCCTGTATTAGCAGTAGCGCCAGCACTCGGTCCGAATGATGAACCGGCTTACCAAGCAGCACAGACAGCAGCAGGTTTGATTTATGATAGTGCAATAACAACTTTACTTGATGGGGCAGTTACAGCCGGTGCTACAAGCATAACCGTTGATGCTACGGCTAACTTCATATCAACTGGTGGTACAGCAACTATTGGTAATGATACTTTCATATATACAAGTGCTACTGGAACAACAATTTCCGGTATACCTGCCACCGGCGATGGTGCTATTGCCGCACACGCCGATGCCTCAGTAGTAACCGCTGGAAGACCTGCAATCCAATTGAAATTAACCTCCGGTGCTAAAATTGTCACCATAGATATTCAAAAAGTAATTTGGGACGCACCTACAATGAATGTTAGTGGTCGCGATGCAAGCAGTATGTCTTTAGGATTCACTGCTTTGGTTGATGTAGGGCATCGTATGTCAACAGTTACATGGGCTAATCAATCAACACAGACTCTTGCTTGAGGTGATTTATAATGCAAAGAATCCCAGCAATTAGAGGAAGTGCTTTGAAGGCACTACATGATAAAACTAAACTTCAATTAGAGGCCGACTTAGAAGTAGTCGTAGCCCCTGTTATACAAGAACCTGTAAAGGTTAAGGCCGACAAGCCAAAGAAAAGTAAAGTAAAGAAAAGTAGTGTGAAGAAAAATGCCGGTACTAAAGAAACAATTTGATATAGGAAGCAAGAAGATTTGGGTTAGACAGGCAAGCGGTATGGAACGCTTGCAGTTTGAAACATTACTCGCGAAAACATTTAGGGCGTTCCGTCACTTCGGAACAGACCAAATTAGTTGGACAGAAGAACAACAAGAAGAGTTCATGATTGCGCTTGAAGAAGCCGGCGGTGGCATGGAAATGCAAATCCGCACTCTAGTCCCACCATGTTTAATGGATGAAGTTGATATTAATCTTATTGACCGCGACCTTCTAATGGAAGTTTACGAGTTTATTAGAGGCGGAGAACCGGAGGGCGCTGTCCCTTTGGACTCTTGAGTAAAGTAGCACCTGCTCTTTGCTCATCATTTAAGGGTGTTCTCCCTAGTGATTTATTAGAAAAATATACTGTTGAAGGGGGATGGATGCGTCTTGAATATGATTTAGCAATTCTCAATGAAGTCCACGACCAAATTGTAGCCTCTCAAGGCGACAGTGGGGGCAAGGATGGTCAGTCAATGGAGGCTCGTCGTAAACAACGACAAGGCCAACGCCAAGACATGAATGACGGAGAAGCGATGCAATTATTAAAAGATGGCGGGTTCTTAAGTTAATATAGGGGAGGGATTTTATGACACGAATAGGCGCATCCCAAGTTTTCTTTAACATTGTTGCATCATGGAATGCTGACAAGTTGATACGCGACCAGCGTTCTTCTATGGCCGTTATGAAGGCGGTGTCCTTAGATACTTTTGAGGCTATCTTGAAACCATTAGATGATTTCAAAATGATGATAGACCAGTCAACGGATTTGGTTCGTGAGTTATCACAAGAGATGGGATTCGCTACTATTGAGTTTGAAAAGTTTTTCGGTGAAACTCACAACATTGAGACTATGCGTGATGGTCTTTTAGAAGTAGGAGAAGCATATGCTATTGCTGGTAGTGAGGCTTTAGATGCAGGTTCAAGGGCATCCCAAGTTGCTAATTTGATTGGAAGAGGTAACATAAACTTGCTTGTTGAACAGGCTAACATTCTCTCGGAGATTTCCGATTTAGGTGCTGAGGATGCTATGCGTGGTATCATACAATTGCAGCAACAGACCGGCTTCATGTATGGTGATATGACAAAGGAACAGTATCAACAACTGGATTTGGCAAGACAAAGAATCGTTTTACTGGATGGTACAGCATCCGGTCTTAACAAATTGAACACTGTTGCTAACCGTTCCGTTGCTATGGAAGGCGATATAGTCCATGTAATGTCCCAATTCGCTGCGCAAGGCCACTTAGTTAAGGATTCTTTTGAGGCTATGGCTTCTATGTCCGCAGTACTACTTGAGGCTGGTGAAGAACAAGGAACAGCAGGTCGTGCTTTGAGGGCAATTTACGCTCGTTTGGGTGGTAACATTAACGGTGCTACTGACCAAATGGAGGCTATGGGTATAGTAATCCGCGATGAATTAACTGGTAATATGCTACCTATGGAACAGGTTCTTAAGAACATGAGTGAAAAAGGCTGGGCTAATATGACAGCCGCTATGAAGCAAAATATCGCACAGACCGTAGCAGGTAACAGACACTATGTTCGTTTCATCAAACTGATGGAGAACTATGACCGCTTCACAGGATTAACTGCTGATGGATTATTAGAATTAGACAAGGCATCAACTCAAGCGGCTAAGGCTCAAGAGGCACTAGCATTCCAATTAGAGTCAGCGACAATTAGGGGTGATAACCTAAAGGCTATGATTGGAGAATCACTAACCCCATTCATGATAGGTGCTACTAAGGCTACCAATGATTACTTAGAGGCAACTTCACAAATACTTGAAGGTATAGGTATGGGTGGTGAGACGATAGGTCGTCTTCACTCAACACTGAAAATAGGAGAAGGATTCATTAAGTTTGGTCTTGCTGTCCAATCCGTAGGTATCGGATTTGAAATGTATTCATCCGTTATGAAGAGTTTGAACGGTATACAGGCTGCTAATGAGAACTTGCATAGCAAAATGGCTAACCACTTAGAGTTTGGAGTTGATGCTACGGAAGCACAGAAAGTTATACTGAAAGGTATGCAGTTTATTCAACAGAAAATTAATGCCGCTAAGGAAAAAGAGCGTCTCACCACAAAGCATTTACTAGAGTATAGTGAGGAAATGCTTGTTAATGAAAACATGAATCTAGCAGTTACTGAAAGGCAAAACTTCCTAATGGAGAGAAGCACCGATATAAATAGCCGAAAGTCTAAGTGGGCACAATATGAAAATGCACATTTGGCAGCAGGTAATAGGTTATACGACCAAAGAGAGGCGCGATTGAAACACATCGGACAAATTGATGACGACTTGCGTAATAAGAGTTTGGCGTTGTATAATGCTGAGAGTGCTACACAGGATGCTATGCAAAAGCAAGTCATAGCGGATATGCAAGTCTTTGCTGCTATGAGTGATGAAGAGTTAGATACAATGAGAGACAGGAATATAGCGTTAGGAACAACTCATACTTTACTACAAAACATAAAGGCGGAGAATGAGAAGGCTAGAGCATTAAACCGCACAAAGGAAGTAATGAATGATGAAACTGGTTATGAGGAAACAAAAGCGGATTTGGGTAACTTTGCTGCTACAATTTTTGAAGAAGATAGAATAGTTCTCCAAAAGCATTTTGCTCAAATGTCCAAAGACAATTTAGAATGGATAGAAATAAAGAAGGCTCAAATAGAAAAGGCTAGTGCGTTTACCATAGGCGCTAAGGAACAAGAATTAGCCGAGTTATTAAAATTACAAAAAGGTTATAATGAATTACTAGAGGGTGTGCATGGAGATGAAATGACTCTTAGCAAGCAAGGATTTGATGCTTTTACTAAGAGTATGAAAGATGTGCAGGGTCAAAGAATACAGACCATGCGTGGACTTGAGACTCATAACATGGCTAAGAAGGATGCAGTCTATTTAGACAAGACGCTGAATCAGTTGAAGGATGCGGCTAAGTCTATTGAGAGTCAGTGGAATGCAACTAAAGAAGTTAGTATTCTAATGGATATTGAGGATGCTGCTTTAAAAGAAAAACTTGCACCGCTACAAGCAAGGATAAATGATGCTAAACTGACTGAAATACAAAGAACAAAAGAGTTAACTAAAATGATAACCTTGCTCAACATGGAGGAAAAGGATATTTTGGAGAGTGCTAAGTATAATGAGTTTAATAAAGAGAATGAAAAATATCAAGCCTCCATCAAAGGTGCTAATAACGCCACAAAAAGATTCGCATTTACTTTGAGTAATACAGCAGGTGTGTTACTGGGAACATTTGGGGATAGTGCAGGTGCGGCAAGAGCCTCAATTCTAATGTTCAGTACTAACATAATAGGTGCTGGTGTTGAGGCTGGTAAATCGGCAGTATACATGATAAAAATGCAAAAGGCATTATTTGCGGTAAATGTTCAAGCACATGGTGCGGCGGCGGCTATGACTAAACTAAAATGGTCTATTGGTCTTATGAGTGCTGCTTTGATTGTAGTAGGAGTAGGCATGGAATTATTCGCTAGGCAGCAAATGAAGGCGGCTAAGGCATCGGAGAAGTTACAAGAGGAAATGTTTGAGATGGAGAACCTAATGGGTAGGTTAACTGCTGACCAAAAACTATTAAATGATGCTGATTTGGCTGAGGCACTAGGTATGGAGGACTCCACTCTATACCAGTTGGCACAGGACACTGAGTTAGCGGCTGATGCTTTTGATAAACTAAGCAATCATACTCTTGTCTTGACAAATGAAATGAATGCTCAAATAGAATCCTCATTAAAATTGCTAGGCTTATTCACTGACTTGAGAGATGGGGGAAGCATATTAGGTACACAACAATTTGAAGCAAAGAAAAGAGATGTGGCCCGCATGATGGATGATGAATACGGTTATGGTATAATGCAGACTGAAACTAGTATTTTGGGCAACAAAGATATAGAGTATGCTAAAAAATTAGCCAAAGAAATAGGATTACAAGAAAGTGCGATGAAGCGCACTGATGCGGGAATGTTCGGGCTTCGTAGGTCAGAAGGGGATTCGTGGAATACTGGTCAAAAAGGAACGCTTGCGCTCATAGACCATATAATTAAAAATATGGAAAAGGAAATACAATTAACAGAAGAACAGTTAGTTTTGTTTGAGAAGATTGTTGACAATGATGCTATATTCACTGTCATTGAGCAAATGAATATGATGGTGATGACCGCTGACAGTGCAAAAATTGGATGGGCTGGTATTAACACTGCTATGGCTGATGGTGCTACTGAGGCTATGAATAGTAGTAATGCTATTAAGAACTTGACTGATGAGATTTACTCTTTCTCCGGTGC